ATCAACTTCATCACCTTGACCTTCACGGCAACAAGGACTGGCGCTAGCTTCACCGAGCTCGTTTCCTGATAACTTCATCCATCTAACCTCATAAACATCGGAGTACTTCACCAAAATGGCTGACAAATACCCAGGGCAGACAGAAGGCAAGATGGTCAATGCACCTATTCTTGACTTCAGAAACAGAATCGGGGATCTCGCCCGCCCCAACCTTTTCCAAGTGGAAATCGGTTTCCCATCTATCGTTGATGAAGGCACCCCCGCATCGGGTGCCACACCTGGATCTCAAGAGAAGCGTCAGCAGGAATCTGCTGGTGCTTCCCAAGCAGGATCATCCGCATCTTCTGGATCTCTCGCTACTTTCCTTGTGAAGGCAGCAAACATTCCCGCTTCTACAGTGGGTGTGATCGAGGTCCCTTACAGAGGTAGGACTCTTAAGATCGCTGGTGACAGAACCTTTGAGCCTTGGACAGTTACTGTCCTTAACGACAAAGGATTTGCACTGCGCTCTAAGTTTGAAGAGTGGTCCACTAAGATCCAAAACCTTCAGCAAAACTTGCAAACCCCTCGCACTATTGGCGAATATCAGTCTAGCGCACTTGTGCGTCAGTATGATAGACAAGGTGCTGTGGTCAGATCGTATCAGTTTGTTGGCATTTGGCCTTCAAACATCAGTGCAATCGACCTTGCTTGGGATAGCAACGATACTCCTGAAGAGTACACTGTTGAATTCCAGGTTCAGTACTGGACATACGCTAACGATAACAACGCAGGTAACTCTGTAGACGGTTAAATTTAAGGCGTATAAATAATTGATAATGTATAGGGACAGTTGAATGTCACAACTATTTGGTTATTCCCTAGATCGAAAGAAAGGGAAGGGCTCTGAAAAGGGTCCTTCTTTCGTGCATAAAGATTCGGATGATGCCGCGCAACCCATTGTTGCTGGTGGTTATTTCGGACAGTATGTTGATCTGGGGGACGCAGCAAACAAAGCTAGCGATGTAGATCTTATCGGTAGATACCGTGAGATGTCACTGCATCCTGAGGCAGATGCTGCCATCAATGATATCGTGAATGAGGCAATCGCTGGAGATCTTGACGATCACCCTGTTGATATTGAGCTTTCTAATCTTAAAGTGTCTGACTCTGTTAAGACACGCATCCGCGAGGAGTTTGAGAATGTTCTCAGTCTCCTCGATTTTGATAGAAAGGCGTATGACATCTTCCGCAGATGGTATATCGACGGTCGCCTCTTCTACCACAAAATGATTAACCCTGATAATCCTAAGGAAGGGATTACAGAGTTGAGGTATATTGATCCTCGTAAAATCAAGAAAGTTATTGAATACGATAAACCCAAGGATCGGGTATCACCTGCAGATCCTCAGGTAAACGTATTGATTCCTAAGGCAGTTGAGTATTATATTTACTCCCCTAAGGGACTCAGAGGTTACGAAAATAACGGTATCAAAATTGCACCTGATGCAATCTGTTTTGCACACTCAGGTCAACTTGATATGCAGCGCAACTATGTGCTGTCACACCTCCACAAAGCAATTAAGGCACTCAATCAGCTGAGAATGATTGAGGATTCCTTGGTTATCTACAGATTATCCCGCGCACCTGAGCGTAGAATTTTCTACATTGACGTGGGTAATCTACCCAAACAAAAGGCTGAGCAATACCTCCGTGAGGTGATGTCTCGCTATAGAAACAAACTTGTATACAATGCAGACACAGGGGAAATCCGAGACGACAAAAAATTCATGTCGATGCTCGAAGACTTCTGGCTCCCAAGAAGGGAAGGCGGAAGAGGCACTGAGATCACTACGCTCCCAGGTGGACAAAATCTTGGAGAGCTTGAGGACGTAAAGTATTTCCAGAAGAAACTTTACAGATCACTCAACGTGCCAGAGTCACGTTTGGAATCTGACTCTTCCTTTAACGTTGGTAGATCCGCAGAGATCACCCGCGATGAAGTTAAATTCCAAAAATTCGTCGTTAGACTCCGCAAGAAGTTTGCAGATCTCTTTAATGATCTGCTCAAGACTCAACTTATTCTGAAGGGTGTCTTCACTCATGAGGAATGGGATGATGCTAAGGAGCACATCCAGTATGACTTCATTGCCGACAACTACTTCTCCGAGCTGAAAGAGCAGGAGATCATGAATGCACGCATGGCACTGCTGCAGCAGATGGATCCTTTTGTGGGTCGTTACTTCTCGCTGGAGTATATGCGTCGTCAGATCTTGAAGCAACCCGATGCCCTGTTTAAGGAAGTCGATAAGCAGATGGAGAAAGAGATCGCGGAAGGAAAAGTCATGGATCCTATGGCAATGCCAGCCATGGAGCACGAGCAAATGGCAATGCAACTCCAACCTGAGCCAGTTGATCCTCAGCAGCAAGCGATGGATCAATACGCGGAGCAGGGCATCGATCCTGCGGATCGTAAAAAAGGAGATTTCTAAATAGTATTATTGAATTCTAAATAATCATGCCTACACAATCTGCGCTTGAGATAGTCAACGCATTGTTTGCAGGTCAAAAAGACCTTTCAGATTATGTGGACGCCGCTATGAAAACCGTAGCAGTGGATCAAATTGACGCAAAGAAACAAGAAATCGGATCCTCTATGTTTAAGGAGCCCGAGGAAACACCTGAAGTCGAAGCATCTGCAGAGACTGAAGTAACTGATACACCACCAGAGGAAACTACAGATGAAACTGATCAGGGAGGAGATTGAATCCGCTAAGGTAACAATCACTGAAGGTAAGGATGGCAAAAAGCGCCACTTTATCGAAGGTGTTTTCCTGCAGGGTGAAATCAAGAATAGAAATGGACGCATGTATCGCGCAGAAACTCTTCAGCGTGAAGTTGCTAAATACAACGAGCAATACATTTCCAAGGGTCGCGCACTAGGTGAGTTGGGTCATCCTGATGGTCCTACTATTAACCTAGATAGAGTGTCCCACCTGATTACTTCTCTGCAAAGAGAGGGTAATAACTTCGTAGGTAAGGCAAGACTTCTCGATACCCCCATGGGTAACATCGCTAAGTCCCTTCTCGATGAAGGTGTGAAACTAGGTGTATCTTCCAGAGGTCTCGGATCTATCAAGGAAGAAGGTGGTATTAAAGTTGTCGCTGATGACTTTATGCTCGCAACTGCTGCGGATATCGTAGCAGATCCTTCCGCCCCTGACGCTTTTGTCAATGGCATTATGGAAGGAAAAGAGTGGGTTCTTGCTGGAGGCGCAATCCAAGAGCAAAGAATTGAGCAAATCAAGCAAAGAATTGATAACGCACACCGCTCTCAGTTGGATGAGATGAAACTTTCCGCGTTTCACTCCTTCATCAAAAATCTTTAATCTATAAATAACTATAGCAAATATCGCACGTTTGTACCCAGGAGACAAAATGTCACAAGAGATTGAAACAACTCTGGATGAATCGAGTGTAACCGCTGGCGCAAAACCTGCTGACCCAATGCCCAAACTGGGCGCTGACGGTAGTAGTCTCGCTGGTGTGCAAGACCTCGGTGGTCCAACACCCCAAAACAGCAAACCCACTGATGACAGCAATAAGTATAAGACTATTGCTGGTGGTAATGCCCCCGCTCCAACAACTAAGCCCTCTGATGCCTCTGGCGCTAAAGCAGAATTTGCTGCTAAGGGTGATGTGAAAGCTGGTCACGAGCCTGAAGGCGACGTGATTGCTGAAGAGCCCGCTGAAGAAGCACAGGAGACAGTGATCGAAGTTGATCTGTCTGCCGACGTTGCTGCTCTCACAGAAGGTGAAGAACTGTCTGAGGAATTCAAAGAGAAAGCTAAGACTATCTTTGAAGCAGCGGTCGTTTCCAGAATCAACGAAGAGCTGGAGCGTATGCACGAGGACTACGCTAAAGTCCTTGAAGAAGAAATTGAGACTGTTAAGTCCGACCTCGCAGAAAAAGTCGATGAGTATCTGACTTATGCGGTTGGTCAATGGATGTCCAAGAATGAGCTCGCCATTGAGAACGGTATTAAGACCGAGATGGCTGAGAACATGTTGACTGGTCTCAAGCAAGTTTTCGTGGAGAACTATATTGATCTCCCCGAAGAGAAAGTTGATGTCGTTGAAGAAATTCAGGCACAACTTGATACCATGGAAGCAAAACTCAACGAGTCTATTGAAGAAAATGTCGAGCTCTCTAAGAGTGTTGGCACCTATATCAAGAATGGGATTGTGACAGAGATCGCTGAGGGACTTTCGCTCTCGCAACGCGAGAAGCTTGTCTCCCTAGCGGAAGCTGTTGAGTTTGAAAATGAAGAGTCTTTCCGTGCGAAGGTCTCTACCCTCCGTGAATCGTATTTCTCTACAAAACCTGAAGCGACTACGGTCACTGAGGATGTTGAAGTCGAGAACGCACCTACTGGCGACGCAATGGCAGCATATGCCCAAGCGATCTCCCGTTGGAGCAAATAATTTTCCTTTCACTTTCAAATAAAGAGTACTAAAATGTTTAACGCTGAAGCACTCCAAGAGAAGTGGAACCCCATTCTTGAGCACAATGAGCTCGATCCTATTAAGGATACCTACAGAAAGGCGGTTACCTCTGTCCTCCTGGAAAACCAAGAAAAATTCCTCAAGGAAGAGCGCGGTCTGGTAACAGAAGCTGCTCCTACTAACTCCTTGGGAGGAACAGGATACTCTGGTAGCAGCACTGCTACAGGTCCTGTTGCAGGTTTCGACCCTGTGCTGATCTCTCTGATCAGACGCTCTATGCCTAAGCTTATTGCTTATGACA